CTTTGGAATGTATGCGGGTGTATGTCTGGTGGCGTGCTGCTCTATACTCGACGGCGAAGTGGTACGCTACGGTGTCTGCAAAAGAGTACCGAATGCACTGACGCAGTTTGTTAGTCACGCCAAGCGCACTGGATTCTCTGACCTGATAGCTGTTGTCGATAGACAGTACTTCGATACCAAAGAATACATCAGTGCTGGTTTTGAAGTTACAGAGTATCTACCTCCGCAGGCGCGTACTGTTGAATTCACAAACAGTACCGGCAAGATTTACGATTCAGGACACGAGGTGTTGCACCTCAGTTAGGAGTAGCCATGCAGATCAATGCGGCCAAGCGATTGCGCCAAGCAAAGGAGGAGTCAGTGTTGGACGTACTAGATAAAGGTTTAGTTAAGAGGGAGGGAAAACCTTCTACGTATGCCTCGACAACAGACGAGCTTTCCATCGTTCGCGATCCAGCGTGGGTCGTGGCTAACAGCGACATGATCCTAACCCCGTCGGAGTCCTTTGAATGAAGATCCAAGCCCACCTGCGGTTAGCGGCCGCGGCACTGAGAACCCCTTCCCCTGACGAGCGGAAAGAGTTTGCGGAAAAGCTCCAAACTAACGTGAAGTTCTTCTCCGCTTGGAAGAATAATCAAACGCAGTTGACGCTCAAGTTTAATGGAGACAAGCTCTCCATACACGAGTTACAACAAAGAGTAGTTAAGGCCCTAGCCCGATTAGGTGTAGCTCCGGTCAGGGGCGCCTCAGGTGACCATCCAGTGCACGCCATACGGAGCTACTCCACTTTGTTTGCCAACAAAGATATAGAGATAACGCTAACGTACGGTCAAGACCTACGCGGCTCCACTGCTCGCGCTACTATCTATCTAGAGCGCTGCAAATGAAGCTCCAAGCCCACACCCGTTTATCTTCTGCGCTATTCACCGAGGCTGAAGTCCGTGCTCGTGCCCGTCTTAGTGCCTCGGACATGGACATCGCAGAGAAGATCGCGTCTGTCCTTACTGCAGACTCATCCGTTCCGATGGATGACGATGACTCCAAGGAGTTCCACGAGCTGATCAAGCACACGCTACTGCCCGGCGTGGAAGCAGCCAAGCAGCAACTGGAGCATGCATCTTCCTATGCGGCCAAGAAGATTCAGTCGTGGGCATTGACGCACATCCGACAGTGCAAGATCCTCGGACGCGACGCTACTCTCTTTGAGAAGCTGATGGATAATCCGTTAGCTGCAGCACGCCAGCTTGCGTTGCACTTGATGGGTGTGCCTACCAAGCCTAAGGACAGAGAGGATCGAGCAGTAGATGATCTGCTTACGGACTTGGAGTTCTGAAGAATACAACCCTTAATTTCATGGGGACGTTCGGCATTTCGCTGACGTCCCCTTTTCTTCGTCTGGAATTCCTATGGCTATTCCGTATTCAGTAGTGTCTGTACTCGAGAAGATGGCTTCCACTACTAGGAACGCGCATAGTAAGCACTACACACCCGGTACATATCCGAAATCTTCTGCTGCAGGTCTGGTTGCACATTATCTCTACCAGCACCACACCTGCCAAGGCTACATTCTTTTCTTCGGTGATCTTCACAAGGTCGCACATGTCTGTCTATACTCCGCAAGTGGCGAGAAGATAGTGGACGCGAAGCAAGGTAAGCCAGTATCGCACAATGGCCATGTGTTCTACATCTGCCATCTCCCTGAGTCCATGGACGAGTATCCACTGCTGTTCTCCTTAACTGTGGATGCCTTCTTTTCGCGGTATCACGGATAATCCCCAAATCTCCCGCAGATACATCTTGCAATTTTATCATCGTGGAGGGAAGCGTGGATTTAGCTACACCTTCACAAGTTCACGTTTCCAATTTTCTTAACCAAGAGGGCGCATATGGTACAAAGCGACAAGCGCAAACGTTTGACCTCTTCTGCAAGCCACTTCCCTGTCGACTTGAAAAAGCCGGAAGGGCCGGACACGAGCAAGAGCGGTAACACGCTCAAGAATCATCAGGAAGCTGCTGTTGATCTGCTGTTCGATCCGAAGGATGCAGAGGGTGGCGACACGCACTCGGACAAGCCTGTGAAAGTCAAGGCTGCTCTGACTGCAGACGTCGACGGCGATGAAGATGTTGACTTCGCCGACATCGAGGATGCAATGCCTCCAACGGAAGGCGACACCACTGAAGAAGCATCTCTGTATGCTGCAGACGAAGGTGTTGAAAACTCCGTACTCGATCAGTTCGACGATGAAGACCAAGAACTCGATTCCGAAGTTGACGGCGAAGGCGAAGAAGCAATCGAGCCTGAAGTCGAAAGCTTTGGTGGCGACATGGGTGTTGATGATCCGGCATTCGGCGAGGGCGATGAGCCTGTTGCTGATGACTTGGAAGCAGAGCAGCTCTGCGGTGAAGATGGCGTTCCTCTGGTCGATGTTGATCAGACTGAAGATGCTGTCGACGACACCGACGATCTGGGATTCGCTGCTATCGGTGCATCACTGCACTGTATCAAGGCCAATCGCATCATCGCAACGATGACCAAGAAAGCCGCTATCAAGGCCGGCAAGGATGACTTCTATCAAGGGGACGAGTTCCCAATGGTCGTGGCCGCCGAAGTCCAGTCCAAGGGTTTGCGGAAGGGTCTGATCGCTGCTGGTTTTGAACTCTCCAAGGTTGACGTTACGTCGTCCAAGGCAGTCAGGGCCGCAGTCGACAAAGAATTGATTACTGCCAAGAAGAAGGTTGTTGCTTCCGAGGGCAAGAGTCAAGAAGCTTTCCAACAGTGCATGGCCATCGCGGCCGTCGGCATGAATCGCAACTTCTTCAAGAACTCGCCAAACGAATTGAGCGCAGGACTTGTCGAGGACCTTTCGGCCGCCGGTGTTCGCAACGCTCCGCGCATTGTCCGGGCAGCATTCGCGCAACATGGTATCGATTACGCCCGCTCGCTGATTGCAATGGCGAACAAGCTGGTGGCGATGCCGGAAGAAACGCGCAACCAGTTCGCAGAAGCGCTGGACATGACCGAAGCAATTGGTGATGAAGGCGACGAAGTGGAAGACGAGGGGAACGATTTTGATCCGGATGCTTTGGATGACGAAATCCCCGCAAGTGTGAGTGCAGCTGTTCGTACTCCCATCCGTAGTACCCGGGTTCACGCATCATCGACCCAAAGAAGTGCCGCTCAGGAAATTCTGGCCGGCAATAAACCCTTGCCTTTCATCCTCTGATCCCTCAGAGTTTGTAAGGTAAGATTCTTTCTGTTTTTTAGGAGACATCTTAGATGTTCTATCTTCCTCTCAGCAAAATAGTTGATTCCGCCGAGGTGGCAGTGGCTCCGGGTGCGATGGTTCACGCAGAAGCGCAAGCTCTGACTCGCCAACCTGGTAATCAAGCTGCCGGTGTTGGCGCGTCGCAAGGCGTTGCCAACGAGATCTTCTGTGGCTTCGCAATCGCCGGTACTTCGGCTGCTCCGTTCCTCGAAACGTTCGACAACAAAGTCGAGCACTTCGTTGTTCCCGCTGGTGGTAACGTCAAGCTGCAAATGACACCGGTTGCTGGTCAGTTCAACGTCTACGACGAAACAGCTGGCAGTGCCGATGCCGATGCAACTTGCACGGGCAACGTCGTATCTGGTCTTACCGTCGGTAACACCGTCAAGGTCACGTACAAGTACGAAATGAACGCAACGCAAATTCGCGCCAAGATGGGTGACATTCAGCCGGGCGGTTACGTCGGCAATGAAGTCAACCAACTCGGTTGCGCAAAGCGCGGCCTCATCTACACCGGCGAGTTCGATGCCTCCGTTGATTGGGCTAACGTTACGGCCATCAAGCTGGGCGCAAATGGTCAGTTGGTCGCCTCCGGTGCCGGGGTTACGATCACTGGTTTTGTTACCCACCTTCCAACTGCCGACATTCCGTATCTCGGCGTTGAATTTTCCGCCGTCTGAGCAAGGAGACCAAATTGAAAGTTAACCTCAAAGCAGGCAAGAGCCCCAAAGCTGTCCTGGCCTCCGAGTACAAGTTCGGCACCGACTCCGAACGCATGGTTGGTGCGAACGGTGAGTTGAACGCATCCAACAAACGCGATCTGCTGCAACAACAGCAGAAGTTCCTTGCAGCCCACGCCTCCGGCCGGATGACGACCGAAGACACGGAAGCTTCACGCGAACTGGTTGCCGCAGCGTTCAACGACGAAGGCGCCCATCGCGTTCTCGGTGAGCGTATGGCCGACGCGTTGTACATGACTGCCAATCGTCAAGGCTTCATGCGCAAGTTCCTGGCCAAGATCGACGTCGCGCAAGGTTCCGTCCCGCGCTTCCCGGTTCGCACCAAGAACGTTACGGCTGCGTACAGCACTTCCCCGACCCGCATCGCGCACCAGATCGTTCGCGACAAATGGTTGACGCCTCCGGAAATGTCGATTGTTGCTCGTCCGTTCATTCCGCAGACCGAGCTGAATCAGTCGTCCGGCGACGTGCTTCAAGAGAAGTTCATTGAAGCGCAAGAAGCCCAGATGGTTGCCGAAGACCGCCTGTGGTACAACCAAGTGAACGCATTGGTCGGCGTTGACAACAACCTCAACATCGTGTCCGGTCAACTGACCCCATACACCCTGATGACTTCGCGTGCATCGGTCGACCGTTGGGGCCTGAAGTCCCTGCATGTCCTCCTGGCCAGCGACCTGTATCAGGACATCATCGGTAACACCGAGTTCTACTCGGCTATCGATCCGGTCGCCCGTCACGAGTTGCTGCTGACTGGTGAGATCGGTGTGATGTACGGCATGACGATCACCAGCGACGCTTACCGTCACCCGGAACACCGCGTTCTGTCGCAAGGCGAGTTCTTCGTCGTGTCGGACAGTCTGAATCACGGTGCCTATTCGGATCGCGGCGGCATGCAGTCGAAGCCGATCGACATTTCGACAGAGGGTATGCCGGGCATGGGCTGGGTTATCTTCCAGTCCCTCGCAATGGCAGTTGCCAACAGCCGCTCCTTCTCGAAGGGCGTGCGCCTGTAAGCATAGGTAGGGTGGTGCTTCTACAGACCACCCTCTCTGTGCTCCCCCTACTCGAAGGAGATCCTGATGAAATACAATCGTACCCTGGACTTCATGGTTCTTTCCATGAATGCCATGAAGCATGGCAAGGGCGCACTGGCAGCTAAGCTGTTTGCGAAGGCTGCCACGCAAGACGACGTCGAGGATGCCATCCGTATCCTTGAAGCGTCGAATGCGCGTGCCCATGAGCTGGAAGCTGAGACCAAGAAGTTGGCCGCAGCCAAGAAGGTTGAAGCCAAGCCGGCGGCCAAGAAGGTTGAAGCCAAGCCTGCAGCGAAACCAGTTGTTGCAAAGAAAGAAACGTCCCCAGCAGCGAAGCGTTTGGCTGCATCGGAAGATATCCCTGTCGATGACGTGCCGGAAGGTACGAACGATGGTGAGATCGATGAATCCGAACTGGGTGCGGATCTGGTCGACGACGATGAACTGGCAATGGACAATGAAGACGAAGAACAACTCGCCGGCGATCTGTCCGAGCTGGAAGACGGCGCCGATGAAGCAACCGATGATAGCGTTGATGTGAGCGAAGAGTTCGCAGCAGTGCTGGCTTCGATGCAACGCAAGGCCGGTCGTAAGTAAGACCTGTCGTCACTGTGAGTATGAACTGAGGGAGGTTAGGTAATGTCTACCTTTCCTCCCTCTTTCTCTAGGTCTGGGGTATTCATAGATGAAGCTACAACCGATTGATGATTTTGTCAAGGCGGGGTTTCAAGAGCGGATGCAGCAACAGTTCAAGCGTCCGATGATCTATGTAACCTCTCCGGATAAGAGCCGTACTGTTGAGCATATGCTTGACGGGAAGCGACTGGAGTATCCGTACTTGACGGCGTTGATGCAGTTATCACCGAACACAGAAAGCTATAACCCTAATTTCATTAGTAGGAAAGGGTTGGTAGCATTGGTCGACGCAGATGGGCTCACTGCACATCGTGTCCGCATCTTGCCAACGAACTTCGATGTTGAGATCACCTACTACACGAACAAGTTCTCTGGGCCTGAAGACGACAACGTGTCCTTCTTCATACGCAGGTGGCTGTTCGCTAGACGCAATGGTTCATTGTCCTTCACGATCAACTACGGAAGGCTGAAGTCAGGGATCCAAGTAACCGCGTCGGATCAAGTTCCTTTCACTCCGAGGGACGCACCTACGGAGGGCATTTCAGAGTATCAAGTAACAACCTCAGCGACGATACACGGCTACATAAGTGAACCAGTCTTGGGCACAGTCGGAATCGTGAACACAGTAGCCCTGCTCGAAGCAGAGGGTCTTTCCGGTGGGCAATTTTTCCCTTTTGAAAGAGGATAGTCCTATGTTGGTTATCAACACAAACAATCACGCAGTAACAGTCAAGATCCAAACACCCGAAGGACCAGACACGGTTCACATTCAGGCCAAGGGTCGCGTGAATCTCGGTGAGGGTCGTACCGTTGACTCAAACTGGAAAGCACAGCACGGCGCTGGCGTACGGATTCCTGCACTGACTGAAACACAGACGGCCACTCCTTCTGTTCCTGCAACCCTTCCCGCTAGCGAGGACTAAGCCATGGCCGAAATCGTAAAACGTGCATCGGACATTCGCACCAAAGAGCTGAATTTCTCCCAAGTGCTGATCTCCCTGTCTTCCTCGATAGCTTGTATGCCTATCGTGTCAAAGCAGGGCTCGCCGTTCCCCAAGCACTTCACCAACAATGTCGACTACACGTTCGAGTACGGATCTCCGAATCCTTCGATCTCCATGTCCATCCAAATGGGCCTGGACTACTTCACTGAAGGCACAGACCTTTGGGGCTTGCGCGTTACCGGTCAGGGTGCCAAGTATTCTGCCATCCTCATGTACCAGGACGGCGCAGTCACAAAGCTGATCCCTGTGTCCGCCGGCATCGTCGATCCTCTGAACGTCGACTGGAACGCGTTGCTGCCGAAAGCCAATACGGAAGCCATTGCCCTGTTCTATCCGAATCGTGGTCCAGGTTCGTATGGTGACATCTTCGGCATCGGTATCAGCACCAAGAACCTGACGACTCCTGCAAACATCTCTGCGGTGTCCCATTCGACTGGTGGCTTCCTCCCAGCTTCCACGTACTCCTACCGCATCGCTGCGTTGGGCCAGAACGGCGAGACGCTGGCAAGCGCCCCTGCTGAGGTCATCATTTCCGCTGCCGGTGTGACGAACTCCGTTTCGATCACTTGGGATGCAATTGACAATGCAATCGGCTACGCAGTCTATGGTCGTGCCGACGGCTCTGGTTGCCTAGCGACTGTTGGTGCAGGCACCACGAGCTTCGTGGATGCAGGTACTATCACGGCAGACGTTGCGCATCAACCGATCACTGATCCTGCAGATCTTGCAGCTCAGCTCGAAACGTTTGATGTGCAGTTGTTCGACACTTCAGCGAATCTCACGACTCCAGCTGAGACCTTCAGTTGCACGCTTGATTATGCAATGGACGCCTCAGGTGCACAGTCCGAGCTGGAAGATCGCATCAATCCGTTCAGCCAGTATCTGAAGGTCGTGAGCAATGCGGCAGCTCTGATCGAATTCCCGAAGGTAACCGCGTGCCAGTTGCAGAACATGGCCGGTGGCAATTCGGGCGCAGCTCCGACAAGCTACGAGATCGTCAAGGCAATGCAAGTGTTCAGGAACAAGCAGTTGTATCGCGTGAACACCTTCATCAACGCGGGCTTTTCTGATCCAATCGTGCAGAAGGCATTGGACAGCATTGCTCAGTATCGTGGCGATGCGGTTGCGCTGTTGGATGTTCCATCTGCCAAGCAGAAGTTCCAGTCGGCTATCGATTATCGTCGCCTCGAGCTGAACTTGAACAGTACGTACTCCGCCCTGTTCTGTCCGGACATCTTGGAAGCCGACTTGACGAACGGTCGGCAGATCTATGTGCCGTTCTCTGGTATGGCTGCTGCGTTGCTTGCACGTACCGATCGAGTCAGTGATCCTTCGCGTAGTCCAGCCGGTTTGAATCGTGGTTTGATCGATGCTCTCAAGCAGCGTTATCAATACGACGATCCACAGGCCTCCGCACTGTTCGAGGCACAGGTCAACTACATTCGTACCTTCTCCGGTGCGGGTATGGCCTTGTGGGAACAACAGACCTTGGCCAACGAGTTCAGTGCGCTGTCCTGGCTGAACGTCCGACGGATCACCAACGTTATCAAGACCGCCAGTTACGACTACTTGCTGTATGCGTTGCAAGAGCCGAACAGCGATCACCTGAAGCGTTCGATTGTCGATGGCTTGACGACGTATCTGCAGAACCTGAAGAACAACGACTCCTTGTCGGACTTCAACGTGGTCTGTGACAACACGAACAACAGCCTTGCGGTTGCGAACGCTGCGATCTTGGTTGTTTCGATTGTGTTGGTGCCGATGCTTGCTGTGCATGAGATCCAGTTGCAGATGATCATTAGCAAGCAGGGCGTGTCGTTCAAGGAAGTTCTGCGTAAAGCGGGCAACCAGTAATCGAAGTAGAGAGGGGTGGGCTTTCTTAGCCATCCCGTTCTTCCTAACCTCAAGGAGTTTTTCATGAGCCGTTCCAGTCTCTACAACGTATTGGCTTTGCCGGACGCGTTTCAAACGTGGCAGTTTGATTTGTTCTTCCCGTACATTCCCGGTTGGAGTGACAACATCCCTCTGACGTACAAGTGCCAGACGACTTCCCTACCAGGCTTCAACCTCGAGCCTGTCGAGATCGCCCTCCAAGGTGTCACGAAGAAGGAAGCGGGCCGCGCTACGTACAACCACACGTTCCCTATGACGTTCCTCGAAGTCAGTGACCAGTCGACACGCAGAGCCTTCCGTGCTTGGCGTGAGACCTGCCGGTCGCAGAAGAACAACACGGGTTCGGTGTCGTCAGCTTACAAGGTCAATGGTCAGATCGTCCTGTACGATAACCAGCCGACCGAAACTCACACCATGATCGTGTTCGGCATGTGGCCTGAGACTGTCGATGACCTTGGCCTCGAAGGCAATTCGTCGACGGCTGGTATGCTGTCGGTCACATGTAGCTACGACTTCACCGACGAGTAGTAGGTCGATGAAGATCCAAGCGGCTCAACGATTACGCCTGAGAGCTAAAGCTGGACCAGACTTGTTAGATCCGGGGTTGTATTTCTCAAGGACGCAACCCCTGATCTACAAGGGCAACGAGCATGAATCCCTAGACACCTTAGCAGCCATCTTGACACCTGACGGTATCTCTGCGTCGGACGTCAAGTATGGGTGGCCTCGGTATCCGATCAAGTTGGCTAACGCTGCAAGCTTCGCAGGTCTAATGGCCTTGCTGCCGAGATTGTTCAACGAGTATCGGAATGCCAAGTACTCGAAAGAGCTTAGTCACGGTCAGGGGTATGTGTTCGCAGTCACTGGTGGCTGGCTCACCATCGCAGTTCCAACGGAATAGTATCATCACCGAAAAGGTAACTCCATGAACGCAACACTTATTTTGCTGATCATCTCAGCCATCTGCTTCTTTCTTGCCGCCGTTCCGATCCCGTGGGGTACGCACGTGCAGCTTGGATGGCTCGGCATGTTCTTCTGGATCCTTACGTACATCATCGGTAAGTAACACTTTTCCGGCACTCACTAAGTGAGGCCTTAAACACCCATCACACCTTAGAGTGTCGCAATATGGAGATTCAAAATGTTCAAGATGAACGCGTCAACTGTAGCAGTCACCGATTACAAGATCCTCAATGATGTTCTGGCGAAAGTGATCCTGTCTTTCACCGGCAAGCAAGATGCGCACAGCATTCGTGCTGCTATCGCTCAGAAGTTCGATGGCCTGGCCGCAGTAGTGGAACATAGTTTCAAGATCGTCAAGCCCGGTGTTGCTGTCGGCTTCCTTCGTGCTAACGTGGAAGTCCGTTCCGTTGAGCCCGCAGAACTTGCCGCCTCGTATCGCATCATGAGCTCGAACATCGTCATGAGCAACGAGGACCGCAGCCTGTGGTCGATGCAGGATGGCAAGGCCGGCAAGTTCCTTACTCGCCAGCAACAGGAAGATCTGTCCGCTCTAGTTGAAGCTGGTGTTCACCGCACCCCCGGCATTCCAGGCCTGCGTCACTTGACGATGGCCCGCGCTGCCAAGTCTGAACTCGTTGCCTACGTAAATAGCGAAGGTGACATGGACTACGGCTTCGCAGTTGCCAACGTCGGCACCGACAAGGTTCGCCTGCTCTCCTACAGCGCGAGGGTTGCCCGTACCATTGACTACGACTCAGTCGTATCGATCGTCCCGGTTCAGGTTGATGCTGAGCTCAAGTCCAAGCTGTCGGCGGCATTGACTCCGAAAGAGAAGAGCGATGCCAATGCGTACTGGACCAAGCTGTACAGTTTCGCGCCTGACTACATGCGTGAAGTGATCCGTCAGGTCAACGAAGACACCACGGCGTAAGTTGCAGCTTTTGCAAATGTAAGGGGTTAGTACTTGATTACTAAGTACTAACCCCTTTTCGTTTGTGGTGTACCAATTTTATCCATGTAGGTTTTCAGTTTTCTTGATCCGCTTAAAAGAGGAACTTCAATGAGCAAGAGCATTCGGGTATCATCAGACGTTGAACTTCGTGGCTCCCTGCGTTTTGGTGTCAACGCTACAGGGTTTCCTGCCGACGCAGATCTTGGCACGCAGTGGTTCAAAGATGGGGTGATGTACGCATTGCAGCTGATCGGCGGCATTCGTACTTGGTATCCATTCACCAGTCCAACTGTGTCCTATGTGCATACACAAGGTCTTCCTTCTTTGGAATGGACCGTGCAGCACAACTTGGGCGTCGCCAACACCTGGTTCCAAGTACAAGACGCTGCTGGTCATCCCCTGTATTGCCAACGCACGCCCATCGATGGCAATTCGTTCAAGTTGGAATTCACCGACTTGGCAGATGGCACATGCGTCGTAATCGCTCCTGATTCGATTAGCGTCCCTGAGATTCAGGCTTCGCTGATTTCAGCAACGACGATGAACATCGCAGGTGGTAAAGTAGTGTTGGGTTCGGACGGTGGTCACATCGACGGCTCCCCGATCCTTACTGCTGCTACTGCTCCTGGCGGCGGCTATGTCCTGCCAGTTTCCACGCAGACGATTCTTGGTGGTGTGAAGCAAGGTGCAAACATCACTATCGGCGCAGACGGCACGATCAGTGCTCAGGCATCTTCGAACTACGAACTTCCAGTTGCCACAGCTGGAATCTTGGGTGGCGTGAAACAAGGCACCAACGTTACGATTGCGTTGGACGGCACGTTGAGTGCTACTGTACCTAGCTTGACCTCTGAGCTGACGAATGATTCGACGTTCGTTACCGCAGTGCAGATGAACACAGCCATCACTAACCTGATCGACATGGCTCCCGAAGACTTGAATACCATCGGTGAGCTGGCCAAGCAGTTGAAAGCCGACGAGACAGGCACCGCAGCAATCCTCACCGAGCTTGGCACTAAGGCCACTACGACCTACGTGAATCAGCAGTTGGATCTTAAGACTACGGATTCAACGTTGGCACCTGTTGCCAAGAGCGGCAGTTATGCCGACCTCACGGGCAAGCCTGCGATTCCTGTAATCCCAACTCTGGTGTCTGCTTTCACCAATGACGCAGGGTATCAAAAGGCTTCCGACGTAGCGTCAGCGATTTCTGGTAAAGCTAACACCTCCAGCCTGGCTACGGTTGCTACTTCTGGCAGTTACACCGACTTGGCGAACAAGCCTGCGATTCCTGCAGCGTACGCATTGCCTGCTGCTTCTGCAACAGTCCTCGGTGGCGTTAAGCAAGGTACCGGTATTGCTATTGCAGCAGATGGCACGATCAGTGCAGCAGGTGGCGGTGGTGGGTCCGTAGTCAATGACGTAACGACAAACGCCTTGAACTACCCAGTGTTTGCAGATGCGATCTCGGGAACGATGAACGCCCATGTTGCTAATACCAAGTTGACGTTCAATCCTTCGACGGGTGACTTCTTCGCAACGAACGTGGTGACCAGTTCTGATGAACGCCTGAAGACGGGCGTCAAGCCTATCAAGAACGGGTTGGCTTTGGTGAATGCCATTGAGGGTGTAAGCTTCACTATGATCGATGGCGGTCAGAAGTCCTTCGGTGTCATCGCCCAGCAAATCGAG